TAATTACCTCAACTCCAGTTTAGTTGGTCTATTTCAACTACTGTATTGGTGGTCTATTGATAAGAGGTTGATCGATTATAACATTCAATCTTAGGGCTTAAGGGTTTAACACACCTTTATTCCCTTTGAGAGATGTTAGCATCAGAGCTCTGACCCTTTTAAAGAAGTTAGCATTTGTCTGTCTAAACTTAGGTCTTAAAAACCTAGGTTTAGCATACACGCTGGTTTCACTTATTGGTCACTTAACCGTAAGGTTATGTAATAATAAGCGAAGCCCTTCTACAAAGGGAACAGAGTAAGGTCAATTTAATTCAATACTCTCGTTCTCCATTAGGTCGAAATACTTATCCAATCCTGACATAATTAAATTACGTCAAGACGGTAGTAAGGCGACTCTAGGAATAGTTCCATACGGGACTATTACTTTCATGGAGGCAAGATAATCATTAGATACTGTAGGAGTCTTCACGACTTGACCATCTCTTTTACGAATTCACCTTGTCGTAAAAACACCAAATGGGTGTTCAACGCAAGGCGGCTTTGTATAAGTGATGATCTCGTCGTAAAGTTCTTTACGAGCAATTGATCGTAATATTGAAGTTGGATCGACGAAACCAGAGACGGTAACCTGATTACGGTAGGATTTGAGAATGACAAGTAGTTGTCTAGTTGCCTTTTCCAAGTCCTTAGCATAATCTTCCCGAATCACATCTTTGATGTGAGGGATCAGGTGATCTAAGGCATAACTCAAAGTCCTATATTTCATATCATATGGAGAGAGTGTAGTTCCGGCCTCAGTAAACTGAGGTCCAAACCGACTTTCTCCCGTATTAACAAAGCCGAAAGGCCCTATTATTACGTATAATATGGAAGATAGGTTCTTATTACTAACTTTACTTATATTATAAGTTAAGGTAGAAATAAGATCTTTCACTTTCGCATTATCAAGCATTCCACCTTTCGAGACAAAATCTCGAAGTAGGTCAGGGAATAGAGCAAAGCTTTTAAGACTTTGAGCAATATTCTTAGCTCCTACAGGTGAATAGTTGATTGAACCGCTAACTAAACGTTTCGCGAATTCAGCGGTACCGTTATTAGACTTTAAGGATTTACTTAGATTAATCTCTACACCTAGTATTTCTACCATGGTATAGAGGTAAATTTCAGCAACTTGCTTATTACCTATAACAATATCGTCTCCCAGCAATGCATAATCATCAAACCAGTCTTTAAAACCGGCTATCCGAGCTGCATACTGCACAACGAAGTGATGTGATAATGAGAAAACTCCTCAAGAGGATAATGCACCCATCGGCTGCCCTACTGCATATCTTAGTAAGAAACCATCACCATACTCAGAATCCGCATGGGGTATAATATCACTATTATACACCTGCAGATCCTTAGTTTTGATGAAATAAGGTCTCTCAATTAGAATATCCTTTCATGCTAAAGCTATTTTCTTTCCATAAAAGAAAGATAAAACTTGAACCTGAAAATCAATAGGAAGTCTATCGGTTGCTGCTGAAAGATCATAAGAATATAATTCTTGTAATCCTTTAGCCATTAGCCTCTTAAGGGGCTTTTCTTGATCAAAACATCATCATTTGGAATCGATCGTAAGATCGAGAACATATGATTATGTATTGGTTCAAGAATGCTTTGAGATCACACATCTAGTATTGCAAACACTCTCACCTTACCTGCCGGCTCAAGTTTTAGAGCTAATTTCCCAAGTTTTACAACTTGAGACTTAACTTTTCAGTCTTGCGCAAGCGATGCCTCCTTCATCCAGAGTCTGAAAATATCAGACCCAAAATAAAGAGAGACATCTTGTAATGCCGTCAACAAACGTGACGAACCTATTGCTTTTAAGCAAAAGGCATCGTGTGTAGCTCATAGAATGGAAGGTCTCCCGTTAGGCCCTGCTGTTCTTAAAGGTAAAAGCGTCTGAAGCCCCAACTTATCATATAAGTTAGGACTCCAGCCGCGACCTTTAAAATAACTATTGAACACGAAATACATCCGATCCTGATTTAAAGTAGTCGAAAGACCTTTAAACGGATCAGTTATAGATCGCAATTTCAATTGTCCTTTTACAGGTATCACCTTGAAGACAGTAAGTATAGCGAGAATAGCCCGTATTGCCATAACATCTTTCTTTAGGATTAACTCCCTTAGAAGATGCGGTAGCAATATGGGTAGACCACTATTCTTTAAACCGATCCGTAGCTCATTATCAGAAACGTGAATATTATCTTCTCCGGCGATCTTCTGCTGAACCGCTAGTAAGCACCCTTTCAGGTACTTAATAGTTCAGGCTCAACCAGAATGATCACGAAGACGGAATATACGTTCTAATAACTGAAGGTACGGGGCTTTTAAAGGTTGACGATACAATCACAGTACAAGACTCACATATCTTTTAATAAGCTTATCGCTCATTAATTTGTATGATGATGATGTATTTTGATTGAATAAAGTCATAGTTATGTTCCGCCGTATCGGATCCACCCTCTTTTAACCGAGAGGACTCCGACTAACCCATACTCATCTTTGCAGATGACTACAGGGTTGTAGTGCTGAACCGAGCTACAAACTTTACTAAATTAACGCATTTAACTGCGGAGCCAATTCTCAGACTCTTAGCACGCTTCAGTCTCATCCTATATTAGTTCCCAGGGTTCTCTAGATGAGGGAATTTCCAAAAGAATCATAGTAATTATGATATAATATAGCCTCTATTCTTCCTATAGCCGCAACATTTTATTGGTTGAAGTTACAGCAGTTTAGTGTTAAGGTATTTCATATCTTTTCCTAATCAATTTGCTTTATCTCTTGGGATTCCACTCACCTATCATTAGCATGGCTAATATAGGGAAGAGGGTTTCTCACTAACCTAATCCGAGGATTATGTGGAGAAAGTGGGGAATGTACGATAAGGGGTTCCTTCACAGGAGTCGGAGGGTTTATATCCGATAACCAGCAATGGTTGCCTTTTAACAGATTTACATCTG